CAGCAGATCACAGACCTTTACAATAATCGCACGTCAATTCTGATGTCGTACGACCTTGCACCTTTCAAAAATGGGTACGGGGTAAATATCGATAAGAGCGTTCCGGGACAGGTAACCTTTTCCAACAATGCTCAACTGTATTCTAGCTCTTCCCAAATCAATTTGGCTAGCACGACGGTTAACGTTGCTAACGTGTGCACCCTTGATCTTGGAGTTTCGAATACCTACTTAAAACATTACAAACCAATATCGAATGTAAATCTGAATCCTTCCGTTTGGACGTTATCTGCCGACTTGGAAATCAGGCTGAACGATTCGGTAAATACTTGGAAAACTGGGCAGGTTGTGAAGTTCGTAATCGATACTCAAATAATTCCTGGCGATTTCGTGATCTACATAAAAACCGATGCCAAGAACGCAACAAATCAATTTGCAGCTTACGGTAGAATAATTACCACCTTAACGGAAGCAGATTTTCCACAAAATTTCGGAAGAACTGGTAGACCTATGCTGGAAATAACGTGCACAGATTCGGTAAACTTAACCTTCCAGGTTGATAAAATAATAAGATAATACAAATGGCCGACAAGAACACGTTATCCGATTACTTAGCAGAACTTGGTGTCGATATAAACAACATGCAGGAGTTTTTGAATAAGCTCTCCATGATGTTGACTACCAGTTCAGACTCTGTGTCGATTAACCAAACTCTACAGGATGGTTCTGCGAAAACCTTCGTCGTCCCTTCTTTTTCGTTTTTGACCAATAAAGTCAATGCTGTCGATAACAAGTTCAACTCCCTGTTAACAGGAAATGCTAATAGAGTCGGAGTCATCGACGAAAATGGACAAGTCAGAACTTTCGAATTACAGGATCTTTCTGCAGTTATTTCTGATCTGGATTCTGTGTCCAGTAAGTCGGTCACCGCTCCTGTCAATTTCAATTACAAAGCGAATTGGTTCTTCGAATCGTTCCTCAACCCATTACTGTACGTAAACATTCCAGTCGATGGAATTGCAACGTCAGACATCGATAGGTTCGAAGTTGGAAGAGTCCTAATAACTTCCACCACTCAGTCGGATCTCGATTACTTCGATGCAACTTACAAGGGAAAGAACACGATCAACTACACGGATCTTATTAAGGATCTGAACAGTAGGGGAATTGCATACTTCGAAGATACGAACGAAAGTTTCATTCCAGCTTCTCAGAATAAAATTTCTGGATCGTTTGACATCCTTAGCATGCTGTACGATCAGGAAGCAAAGGTTATCATGGGAGAAACTCAGACCCTCACGGTAACCAAGTACGTTTTGAACACGCTGAGGTACATGGAAAAAGCTACGACTTCTCCTACTGGAGTAGTTCAACGCACATTGAAACCTGGGGATGTTCTGATAACTCCAGATAATTCGGAGTACGAAGTTTCAGCGGTCGATACGAAACAGACTAGCGTAACTCTCACCAGGGTATTCGGGTTGGGAGATCTTACTGCAGGCGCTGCAAAGCTCAGAATAAAACCTCAACTTGACGTCATAAAGTTAGCGCCGGTGAATGTCGGTTACAACGAAAGACAGGTCATTTTCCTCAGGCCAATGAGCACTCGTCTGAAAGTTACCACCCAGAATTACTCTCAGGGATTCGGAATATTTTCTAACGAGCTTACGATAACCATGCAGGACGGAAAGGTCCTTACTCTCGAAGAATTCTACAATCAATTCGTTTCTGACTTCTCATTGGTGTTCTTGAATTACACCAAGGAAAAGAAAGTACCGCCATCGCTTGGGGAAACTCCAAATGCTGTGGTCCTATCCACAGAACATTTTAAGGTCGTTCAGGTTGACGCTCACATTCAGTCGGCTAACGATATTCAGGAAGTAAAGCAGAACATCGCTTCGGTTGAGGCTATCAAGTCTCAGATAACCGAAGTCGACAAACAGATCAGCGATAAACGCGCTCAATTGAACACGAACGCAGCTCTAACCGCATCCCAGCAGCTGAAACTGAACAAGGACCTGAAAACCTTAAGCGATTCTAGGTCTACGTTGAGTACTGCTCATGCAAGTAAGATTTCATCCGTCACTACCGCAGTAAAGGGAGCTCCAACTCTCATTAAGGCTCCAACCTATCACGTGAAGGGAATGTGGCACATTCCAGAACCGATCAATACGACAAGAGGAATACAGCAAGCTGCACAGTTCAAAATTTCGTATCGTGTTCTCAGTAAGACTGGAACCAGCGAAACCGCAGAACAGATAACGTACACAGATCCTAAGGGAAATAAAACCATCGGATCTTTCTCACCCTGGAAGGAAATGCTAGGAAAAGCTAGAACGAAGGTATTCAACAATTCTACTGGGTTCTACGAATGGGCACCAGAAGACGTTGCTAATCCGGACGTTGTCAATTGCAACCAGATAGAACTTCCGATCGGGAAGGGAGAAGTTCTCGAAATTCGAGTAAAAACTCTTTCCGAAGCCGGTTGGCCAGACAATCCGATCGAATCTGCCTGGTCCAACAGCATTCTCGTTGAATTCCCAGCGAACATACAGACCATTGAGGACATCTCGGTAATTTCACAGCAAGCATTTGCTGAGGAAGCAAAGATCAATTTCCAAAACGATTTGAACGCAAAGGGTTTAGACATTCACTTGGGAACAGCATTCACGAGCAGGGATAAGTACTTCGCACATAAGGCTGAGGATCTTGCCAGTGGATTTTTCGCTGCTGACGGTAGCATCATTGACCTTTACACGAAGATCAAATCAATAAGCGATACTCTGACCGCTATACAGACGTCATTATCAACATCGAGCGGAGTGCTAAAGGTCAGCATCATCGATCAGGACGGAAATTCCATTGCTGTGAATAACGGTCAGACAATTCAAATGTTTGCTGGTTACTACAAGGATCAGATCAAGAAAACTACAGGAAACGTCACGTCGTACGATCACGGAAAGATCATAACGAATCAGTACTTGATCCAGCTCGAAAATACTTCGCAGAGCCCGTTACAACTCATTGCTTCGATCAATGGAGGAACTGGAGAAATCTTACCTACTTCAAATCCTAGCGGAGGCGCTACAGACGGATACAATCTTAACTTGAGGTATGATATTGCTCCGATCTCAATAAGTAATTCAATCGCCGGAACACCTGGTGGCCTGAAGCAAATAGAGGGATACCAGTCATCTCAAGTAAAGGGACAGATCATTTACCGTAGGCACAAATCCTTGAACCTATCGGAAAAGATCGTTCAGGGAGACGATTTGAGCGTTGCCATGTACGCACCGTACCCGGACGCTCCTTACAATTACATCGGCACGACCGTGACGAAATCTGGAATTAGCACACTGGTTCCGTATTCAGCTGGTCATTACCTGCCGTTCGACCCAACCCTAGCTTCATTGACCGTCAAGATCAATAACATCGATTACGGACTTTCTGTCAATTCTTCCGTTTGGAACGGAACCATTTCTGGAAATGCTCCAGTGGGTGGCGGTTTGCTATCGGAATTCTGTGTATCAGTCGATCACCCAGACATCAAAGCTGGAGGACAGTACAATAACAATTGGAATTCTTCATGGTACCGTCCAGCAATAGGAACGACCCAAACAGTTCTGCCGTTCAGCCAAGCAATTCATTTCGAAACGTCCGAAGCTGATTCGACCAATCCATTCGGTGTGAAGTATTTCTCGCAGGCAGCGTATCGTGCTCCAGTAACCGGAACGACTCTTTCGGAAGGTAGATACCCAATAAAACAGGGATTCTTACCTAACGACCAGTACTTGATCGGTAAGTACACGTGCGGAGCTTATCTGTACATATCGCCATCTTCACACGAAAGTATTGCCGCAACTGCTTACAGCCCGTCTACTTCCAAGAGAATAGTAGAAGTTGGCGAAGCCAATGCTATAAAGATTCCATTGAACTTCCAGTACAGAGGTTCGGATTACTTGACGTACGTCGGCGGATACCGTCCGAATGCCGCTGCCGGTTTACGGAATGTTAAATATACTAAACAGATTGGATTCGATATTCAACTGAAGGACGATGTTTTCTCGTTCGACGTAGTGGTAAGCGCACAGTACGAAAAAGAAACGGCAGTGGTCACTCCAATCAGCACAATATCGAAATCCAATACAATGAGCCAGATAACGTTAGTTGCGGAATCTGACTAAAATAATTGGATGAATTTTGTCAAGTCAGAGCCCAACATACACGAAGCTCACGGATAAGGGTGTAAGCTTCGGATTGCTACGAACCAATCCTAAATTAACGTCAAACGTAAAGTTAACCGTAGATTCCACCGGAAACCTATGGTTCAATTCCATTGATGCTACCCCTGAACTGGCTCAAAACAAGTACAAGAATTTTCCAATAGATCCCGTTTCGGCTCACGAAGTGAACCTCTTTAAGTTCTACGATTACGGAAAAACTCCTACGAAAATTTCATTCGCAGTCGGTTCTACCATAACGATCGATACTGTAGCAAAGGATCTCAAGGATCAGTTCGATTTCGACCTGTACTCGAGCGGAGCAAAGTACTTGACCTCAAAGAATTACAGCGAAAAGTTCAGTTACCTGGCTCCGCTGTATCTCGATTCAGTTGTTCCAGAAGCATTCGTGATATTCAAAGTTCCTGGAGCTTCTAACTACACAGTAGGCGAATGGAAACAGAAATTGAACGATCCGACTTTCGATAGAAAAACCTTTTCGTTGGAACTCTTCCGGAAAGCGATAGCAGTCAAATCTTTCGATCTGACAGAAAATTCCAAAATAGGAACGTACATACGGAACATTACCAAGAACCCGATGTACACGAAAAACCCTCTCTACGTGAATTTCAAGGAAGATCGATACTCCGTGTACAGGGGTTCGTCGATCAGTGCAGGAACGTATGTTGAAATTCCGGAACTTCTAAGTTCTACGTTGCGTAAGTCGATTCCGCAATTGAAACTGGAACAGTACATAACTGAAGGTTTCGAACGTAACAACATCATTCACCCAAGAATACTGAATCTCGAATTCTTATTTAATGACGATACTTCCGGAGATTACACGTTCAATCGGTACTTCGGTTTCTATTGCAATTTGATCGAACTTGCTCAATTCAACATCGATCTAAAAGCAATGCAAGATAATGATGATAACGATAATCCGCTTTCTTCTAAAATAAAAAAGGAGGACGACATTAGCGTTATTATTGCCAATTCTAACGGAGTAGTACTACGTGGAATCGGAGTGGATACCGATCTGACAGCTTTCGATGCAATGATGAACGACAGGGAGAGCATATTCTTTCCTTACTTGAAGGTGAAGGACGGATCGCTGAGATTTCCGAAGATTCAATCAATGGAAGAAATTACCAATCGTATTAAGTTTTCCATTCACGAAACGACCTTCGATTTGGGACTGGCGATTGGCCCAGGCGACCTATTCTCTCAAGAAACAGCAAAAGCATCGACCTTAGATACGAGGTCAACTGTCTCGATTCAATTCACTAGCAATCCGGAACACCTGGAAGTTCTCAGAATCTTCCACCAAAACGGATCGATTTTCGAACCTACGGAAATCAATGGCAGATACGATGACATCGTTTTCGTTGACGATCCAACTAAGGCAGTTTTTCCTAATGACGAACCGTACTGGTTAACTTATCCGAATTCGAACAACGGTCATTCACGGATCTACGTTCCGACAAAGGTCTCAGGTAAAGCTGCTGACTTAGCAGTTATGGCTAGAAACGTCACGGAAATCGTTAAGAAATTAAAGAATTCATTCTTAACCGGAAAGACTTTCGAAACTACCGCATTCATACAGGTAAATCCGGTAGGAAATCATTACGGTGAACTCGCCGTTCAAGCATTGGGTTCTCTATCAACGAAGGTCCTAGTAAACGGAGCTTCTACGAGTTCAGTCATTCATGCTGACGGTGGAATGAGTTCGACCAACCAAGCTATAATTCCAATAGGAAACATCGCTAGGCTGACTCCAATCTTAGATAAGATCGTCGTGAAAACAGAAAAGGATTGGTCTACCATTTTGCGAGTTTGCAACTCAGCCGTTTCCATCGATTCAATAGATCCTCTGACAAGTTCAGCCGTTTTGGATTACTTTACTAATGCAACGCTAGAATTAAAGGACGATGAACCAACAGAGGTGATATACGATAGGATCGAAATTCGTACTTTGTACAAACCTACGATCGGAGTTCTGTCCGTGTTCGAAACCAAGGACATCGATTTTTACACGTACTCCACGAGTTACTCGAAAATACCAGAAATTGACCTTTACCAGTATTACTACGTTCCAAAAAATACGAAGATTCTGGACTTCACCAAGTACGTCTACAAGATGGTAGGCGACGGTCAAATAAAGATCAATGACATCGTTTACACGATGGCCGAAGGTCTCGATCCTTACGTTTGGCAGAATTCGGAGGGGCTTCACCAATATTCTGTTCTTACTGGCGATGTTATATTAACTCAATCTAATTTATCGGTTGGTAATCAGAATTTATTAAGAAGAGACATCCCTATATTGGATGAGGACCGTGCATTGCTCAATTTTACTGGGTTCTTCTCGTTCGGAGCGGATCACAGTTCTCCGGATCCAAAGGCTTTGACGTACGAGTACAGGGAAAAATACAAGGCGAACAACCTGATCAGCGAGTACCATGTTTACCTCGAAAATTTCTCAACCGATTTTTCGAATACTAACAGAGTCATTCCGTACATTTCAAAATGGGGGATAATCGATTCTACCGATGCTCGTGGAAATCCGTATCGTTTGAATTCGGACATCATGTTCGGTAAGGATAATTTCGGACCGTCTCATCACGAAACTTCTCCAACTCCAGAGAAGCTGACTCACGAATGGTTTTACATCGAATCGAATTTTAACTATTCGCAAACTGAAAGCTTACTAAAAAAGAACAATTATTACTTTCCTGAGCCATTCAGTCCAGATTTAATGATTTCTGATTCAGCGTATTTCGAAAGGTACTTCACGTACATTCCTAAATCGAATGGTGTCGAAATTGATAGGCCGCAATTCAGATACTCGAAATTGGCAAAGGATCAATTCACCAAGCAATACTCGACAATTTTCAATGGAGCGAAGTTCGTATTTTCTGAATTGCTGACGGACGGATCAATTCTCGAGAATACTGAGAGATTTGCAGACTACAATTTCAGCGTTCTGCTTAAACCAGTAAAGGAAAATCTGCAAACTTCTCAACTTCCAATAAAGTACAGAGTGATAGAAAATAAGGATGCAAAGTCAATCGTCATTCTCATAGAATTGGCGGTGAGCGATGTTTCCGAAATAAGCCCTAGTTTACTTAGAGTGAATTTGAATCCGTTGGGAGAACCGGTTTTCCCCGATTACAGAATTGATCAAACTTCGTTATTCCAGGATCAATTCGTAATTGTCGAATTGAATCCTGACCTATTCCCAGTACAGTATCAGTACACGACTTTCGATACGCCTACCGGCGATTCTATTTTCGATACTCTACTCAATTCGAATTATCCAAGTTTTACAACGGACGATTTCAAATTCGGCGGTTACGTTACCGACTTGAAAACTAAAATCGTCTATCCGATGCATTTACCGCAAATCGGAGATACTTTCATAGTGACGAAAGACGCTGATCCTTCACAGAGCTACATGATTGCCTTTGCTGAGTCAAACATATTTACAATGGCTTCAACCGGTAAGCTATCCGGAATCTGCATCAATTCTCTTTCGACTCCTACTCAGTACCTAACTATCGGCGAAGAACGTTTGTGTTACCTTTCGAATTCAGCATCTAGGATGAGGATTGTAAAGAATTCTGGATCTACTCTTCGTGAAATTAGTCTCTCTTCTAGTTACGAATTAGTAGCGAACCGACTCGTTCCGGGGTTCCAAGCAATATTCGGAGACTACCGTATATCGTTCGACGATAATGATGTTTCCAATCTAAGCTATAATTTCCTATACTCGGCAAAAGATAAGAAGTACAACATTACTAAATCCGCGTATTCGGCTAATAAGCTCTCTATTGGAGTCGATATTAGCACACAAGGCGTGATCGGAGAACCGAGCGGAAATCCAAGCTCTTATTTCTTGGCAGGTAAGACCTTATCTGGAATACAAACGACCGAATTCAAATTGGAAGATTTCGTGAACCCAGTAAGCGGGTCTCACGATACCTTACTGAATACGAGCGTTCCTGGAGTTTCAAAACCGCTTCCAGCATTCTCTCCACTAATGTTCATCAGTTCCACCGGAAAAGTATCGGTCGTTCTGAACGTTTCGTCAACTGTTGATCTTACTGATCCGTTAACTCTGCCAATAAATTTGAGCGATCCGGCCCAGACCACTCATGCAATTTCAAGAGTGTCCGAGAACCTATTGACTCTTAGCAGACTTACTGGAACGGACGTGATCGTTCTTAACGTATCGCTCATTCCAACGACTGGCGGCTATTCTCTTAATTTGAGCCCACAGAGTTTTCCATCCGGTTACTCGGGCACATGGTTGATCGATGCTCAACAGTTTCAGCTATTTGGAGGAAAAGGTTACTTTGCTAACTTATTCGAAAACCTGTCGTTCGCAACGTTCGCTTCTCTATTGGAAAAAAAGTCAGACCTTATTTTCTGGGAAACTTACGAGAATGGAAGTCTTGTGACTGGCCAGCAGATTCAAATAAAAACTGAACAAGCAGACTCCCTGTTGAAAAATACGGTGGTCACTGCAGTTCCAAAAACAGTAGAAACCGCAAGTAAGAAGGAAGTCGGAGGATTTGATCTGGTAGAAGATCTGTCTACGTCTTACGAAATTTACAGGTACTCGGGAGAGTACGAAATAGTGTTTCGCCCGGTTGCTGGGTTCCAGCAAGAAACTGCAGTTGATGGAATTTCCCTACTTGGAGCTAACGTGTTCCTGAACCCAACGATCACGGACTTCTTCGTTATTCCGGAATTTTCTTACGTGAAATATGCCGAGTACAACATTTTGGATTTCGAAAATTCTCAGAAGTTCGAACCGGTTTACCCAATGATCTACGAATCTCCTATCGATTTCGATAAGTACGAGGTTCTTTCTAGCAGTTGGGACTTTAATTACCATTACACCTACGATACGAAAAAGAATAAGGTGGCAATCCCAGGAAGTCGTAGGGTTACCGAAGATTATTCCTTTATTTCCAAGTTACTCAACGTTCCTCTAACGTTCGTTGCCGAAACGTTCGTCTTTACTGAACTTATCAACCAGCAATTCGAAATTTCGGATTCTGACTTTCTAAAGTTGACCAGCAACGGCAACCTGATAGAATTCGCGTATTCAGCATATTCTAACGAAATTCGTTTCAAGATCAACTTCCCACAAGTGATAGCCAGAGCATTGGCTGAAACTGGACTGAGTGGCGACACAAGGTTGCGCACCGAATTTCAAAAATTCTTTACTGACGAATTTGGTCAACCTATTTCGACCGACCCAGTATCGCTAGGAACATACACATTCGACTCTTACTTATACGATTACTGCAAAAAGAATTTGGTCAAACTGTACTCTTTCGACACGATAGATTTCTACGAAAAGGCCGACCATTCGCTACCGGATAACTCCATTAGCTTGGCAGAAGTACCTTACGATCAGCTTGACGATGCTGGATACTCGTCTGTCAAAGCGATCAAAATAAATAACACTACAAATTCCGATATTATCACTGGATCCATAATGAAGAAATCGAGTTCTGGAATCAGTCTAGTACCGAAATTAAAAATTAAGTACATTTAATGGCGGTCAACATCAATCTTAAGGAGATATTCACGGTTGATAATCAATCGGATTTAGCTAGCAAGCTAAATTTCAATTTCAACCAACTGATTGCTCTCGGTGTAGGTCAACCTGGCGGTAAGGGAAACATTGGCGATGCTGGTGGACCTGGGCCGATTGGTCCAATTGGGTTGATTGGCAAGCGCGGATCAGTAATGTGGTCCATTCCTAGCGGAATTCAATTGGATTTATCAACCTCTTCTCCAGTTGATTCAGCAATAGGGGATTACTATGTTGGTGAAGTAACAGTAGGAGCAACAACGTACAATGGAATTTATACGAAAACAATCGACGGAACCGTTTGGGATCTGGTTACAGATTTCGATGCTCTCATTAGAAGCATCAATCTTGATCAGCAACCATGGGCAACCGGTATTATTTCGCAAGCTCCGCCAGCAAGAATCGCCGTTCTGGTGAAAAATTCGCAGGGTCTTGATCGCAATACCATAGGTTTCGCTTCAAAGCCAACCGATTATTACCTTTCTTACCCTCCTAACTGGAGATTAACGACGGATGGTTCGCAGAACGCACAGGGCGTCATGTTCAATTTCGATCCGTACACCGTAAAAACGGTAAAGTCAGTCGGTTCTCCTGGATTGAACGGTTACGATATTGAAGTCAATGCAGACAGATTGGGAACTAACATTTCCAACCTGAACACCGCATTTCCGTACTCCTCAATTCTTTCGCTGTACTCTTTCTTCAATGCATCGGATGCAGCGATAGAAGCCGATCAGTTCGTTGATTCAACAGGTTACCGTCATCAATTGGAACTTGGTTCTGTCGATGACATTCGTGAATACCTGAACTCAGCAGATTCAGGAGCAAATTACGTGATAAGCCCAACTTACCAGAATTTAAGGGTGAGAAAGTATCGTTTGATTGCAACGGAACTTCCGGGACAAAGCGCGATACTTGCAGATTTCAACTTGCATTCCAACGATAGCGTTACTAGACCAGCTTTGAACTCGAAATTCACATGGTCGATAAACAAAAAGGAATTGGACCAACAGGGCCGTAATTCGTTAGTTCAACTTGCTCTGAGCAACAAGAACGTCGAATCCGTAACTTCCAATCCTAGCGTTGCATTGACCGGAATCGGATTGGACGGACTGCATCTTAAAACGACCGACTACTTGTCAGTTTCTCACAAGATTGCAATAGGTTTTGATCTCGATAGCTGGAACGATTCTCTTATTTTCAAGTCTGACGCTGAAAATTCCATCGTCGGAGTTCTCTTCGACAAATTAACTGTAACTGCGCAAAACGAAGCTCTGGGAGTAACGTTCAGCGAGCTAGGGTTATCCGCAAATTCGTCAGCTAACCTTGGTCTGTACGCCAGTGATACGACGAAGGAAGTTCTCATCGGATCGAGTCCTTCGAACTACGCGCTATCAGTTAAAAGCAATAGGCTGAACAGCGCTGTTCCGTTCCCAATTTCAGCTGGAACGGTTCCAACTAAGAATAGCGCAGATTCCAATACTCTCGACGAGTATCAGGAAGTCGCATTCACACCAACCGTATACTTAGGAACATTACCTACCGTTGCCGCTGGTCTTACGAACGTTAATCCAACTATCTCTCTCCAAAGCGGAATCATGACCAAGATCGGTAACGTTGTTTCCTTCATGATCAAATTTCAGATCAGCAATTGGACTGTCACTACTACAATCGGTAGAGTTGCTCCGCCTTACTACACGAATCCTTATTCTGGACTGTCTGTTAACGTTGGCGACATTGCCGATACAGCATGGTCAGCAATGCAGCATGCTATCGGAAGTGAAGGCAATCAAATCATAATTCGTGGAATTCCAGATCATTGGCCAAATGCCAGCGTTTCGGAAAAAATGAAGTTTAGCATCGCTCTAAGCACGCCTTCTTCAACGATGACTACCGGTTATCTACTAAGACCATTTGCAATGAATTATGCATGGAACGGAGGATCCTCAACGTACGATTGGCAGCCAATCGACCCAGCATCAATTTACGCAAGATTCGGATATTACAGCGGACCTGGATCTACTCTTCCTCAGTTGACTTTGCACGGAAATCGCCAGAATATTTCCGGTGGAATGACCTGTGCATTGGAGAGCAACTTGTCGATATATGACTTTCTAAATTACGTTCATCCGACGAATTCGGACGGAAACACGATAGAAGTTACCATCACCGGCTCGTACATCACAGCACATCAAACTGCACAGGACGTTCACCCTCAGGGAGTTACCACAACGACAACCACCCAGCCGACGACAACGACAACGACTGATCCGTTCGCAACTACCACCACAACAACAATCGCTCCAACAACTACGACAACAACGACTGCTGGACCAACTACTACAACAACGACCGTTCCTTCGGGATTTGGCGATGAACTCGTTTCGAATGCGGACAGCGATTACTTCTAAAATTAACGAACAACAATGGCAATATTAAGAGAAGATTGGGTAGATAAACTTTCTCCTTCAGGATTGGGGGACGGTTGGTGTCTTATTCCTGGCCAATTCACCGCATATTCGATCTATTCACCAGGTGCAGTAGGATTCAGAAATAGGGTGCAAAGGATAACTCGGCAGTCCAGTAAAACTGGAGACATCGGCGTAGTTAGCAATGATTTCGCTATAACCGAAGCTAAAAATAATTATCGTTTGGAATTTAGGTATCGCTCGAATGCTTCGTTGTTCGTGTACAGGCTGAACGGTACTATCTTAGTAAATTTGGACGGAGGATTCATAGCTGCTGAATATTCAGCAAGTCCAACCTCTGTAGTTTCAATAGTTACACAGATCACAGGCAATTCGATACCGTTCAATGGCATAGTATTTTACATGAATACTGATAAGTTCTCTGGCCCAACTATCTGGTTCGAAATAGATCGAGTTAGCTGTAGGGAAATAATATAACGAAAAGCGACCGCCTATTTCTGATTGACCTACGATAAATAACAAAAAGATAGGTTCAATGCAGAGAGTCACATACAAGATTGTTCCCGACCCAGCTAAAAATTCGATAGGGTACAGCAAGAATTACAGAATTTTCACGACCGGCGAACCTGTGCGCAAAGCAGTAAGGTTAGTAAAGCCAAACGGGTACAAGGAAGAACTTGAACTCGGCGATGCTCTAGAACCGAACATCACACGTAAACTTAGGTATTCAACAGATAGGGCCAACTGGTCCCTGTGGTATTCTTTCAGCATGACCAATTTCACCGAATTGGAATCGCTGGACTTCGAACAGTCCGACATTTTCTTTGAGATAAAGTACGAGTACGACGATGGATCGTACGATCAGCTGACTAATACCCTAAAGATCGAATGGATAAAGATCTTTATCGAAACCACCCAGAATCAAGGAGAGGATTACAGTCCTCCAGTTCAGTGCTCTGAGGAAAAATGCCCAATGATCACTGCGGAAAAGGACGCTCTGTTCAAACCTTACGATGCGGGCACAGCGATCGGCATAGCACACGAACTTAGCTTACAAACTAACAAAATATTCGGCCATGATGTCGTTTACTTCAAGACTGAGCCCGACCGGGATGGCGGAGATTTCGTTTTCAAGGAATGGACCCTATTCAAGACAACAACTCGTAAGTGCATAAAAGTCGTCGTTCCGGAAAACAAATTTCCGGATAACAAACCTACCTTTGCGGAATTTGGAGTCGATTTCGAAATACCGTTCGAGATTCACATTGACAACGTTTACTTCCAACAGATGTTCGGAAGAAATTCTCAACCGAGAAAAAAGGATTACCTTTACTTCCCATTGTTGAACAGGATGTACGAGATCCAGGGATCCTACCTTTACCGGGGATTCATGATGGAACCTATGTACTGGAGGATTCAGCTCACGAAGTTCCATCCGAACATTGATATATACATGAAAGCTGAGGATCGTGAGTTCCTTGACAATCTCATCATGTCATCGGATCAGCTATTCGGAAACGAAGCTGCATCGCAATCGCTGGATGCTCTTGACAAGCAACAGTTCAAAACTATCTCAGATAGGTTCGATGAGACTCGTAGGGCCCTTCACCCAGAACTCAAGAACAAGATTCAGGACATCACTTTCAATTACTCGAAACTCATTGAGTACTATTACGATATGAGTCCAGTAAAGCCTACACAAACTGTTTACACTCTTAGCCAGGGCGGAAAAACTACTGATCAAGTGCTCACTACTTCTGCTCCTATTGAATTATGGGGATACGAAGATAGCGAAGTGTTCTCTGCATGGATGGCAAATACGTTGGAAACCGGAGATTACAATTTCAAGATAGGCGAAATTTCTAAACCGAGAATCAAAACGACCGGGCCTAAGGATTCCTATTCTGCTCTAGGTAAGTACCTGGTCATTGAGGGTTACAAAACTTTAGGTTTCGAGCCTACCGAGAGGGTTCCGATTTTGGAAGATGGCGGAAAAGTTAGCTTCATGCAATCGGACAATGCTATAGTTTACAAGAAACAAGCATCCACAACTGACACTCCTAACATGACGTTCTGTGCTCTCGCCAATTTCATTAAGGGCACACAGGTCATCACTCTGTTCAAGGGATATGATGATACTCAACAGAAAGGACTAATCATCTCTGGCTCGATCATGGATGATCCGAATACCCCTAATCTGACTGTGTACGTACAGATAAATTCTACGACTTACACCTTTAACGTTGGAACCATTGCTTACGGCAAATGGTACGCCGTTATAGTTCCATTATCCGCGCAGTACGGTCAGTTGGAAGTGAATGTGTACTCGTTTTCGCAAGATCCAACTAACGTAAAGAATTTCAACGGAATCGTTCCGGTCCTGAACAGCGGAACTCAGAATATCGGAAAGTTCGATTTCGAAACTACCGCGAATTTTGCAATACCTGGAGCAAATTACTGGTTGGCTAACGTTAGACTGTTCAATACTATGCTTCAAACTGAGGATCACGAATTCGTGATCAGCCAGCTGTTCGTTAGGGACGAATCCACTCTGGCCATAATCGACAATTGCAGGCCAAGGCTAAATGCTCCGTTCATTGCGATAAACCGTTAACCTCGAATAAATAACCTAACTATGTACAAAGACATAAACAAGAAGAAACTTTTCGACAACGTCGAGCTCGGATTCGAGTTCGAGTTCTTTTCTCCATTGACCAGGAAGGAACTCTCCGAGAAATTATCCAAGACCCTAGGTAAGACGGTCAATTGGACAAATCGGTATCATGGAAAAACGCCAGTTCTCCCGAACTCGTTCAAGCTCGAACCTGACTATTCTGGTGGTATGAAAACGAATGAGCTCATCACCGGAGTAATGCCGTACAACGAAGCCATTCACGTTCTGCTAAAGGTTTTCAATTTCATTAACGAGAACGGTTTCACCAACGAACGTACTGGACTACACATCAACATCTCGTTCAATGAAGTTGATCTCGATCTTAAGGAAAAACTGCAAAATCTCAACGTTTTTAAGTACATTTTGAACCTGGACGAAGCAAAAATCTTCGACCTATGGCCATCGGCCAAGTCCAGGATCCAAAAGATCTACAAAAACTCTGTCCTGAACATTTATCCAAAGAACAAGTTCATCTCGGAGGCAAGCTTGGACTATGCAAATCCATCAAGCCCGTTGGATTTCAACCTTCCATTTTCAAAGTACTTCGGCCTTAACTTCACGAAACTTCCTAGCAATTATTTGGAAGTCAGGTATGCAGGCGGAAAGGATTACGAGAAAAAGAAAAAAGAAGCGGTCGATCTCATCAATTACATGGCAGAAAGTCTGTACGATACTCTACTTCACAATAACGAGTACACAGTAAACGAAAGGAGAAAGATCGCCGACTTCATGAAGACCAGGAAGGACGTTCTTCTTTCCGTCAAAACTTATGAGAATTTCACAAGGACCTTTCCGGACATAGAACTTTACGTTGACCTGAAAAACGATCCAAGAATTCTCGAGTCCAATTACTCTAACCTTAGGGAAAAGTTATTCGATCTCATCACCACAGGTAATCTCACGAAAGGTCAGGTCAATTACGATACCGAACTGAAGAGGATCCAAGTAAGAGAATCGAACTTAAAAGAATGCTTTTCCGTTTCCGACGTTGATTTCGTCAGGTGTTACATAGAGGGTGAACTTACTAACTGTAAGTTCTACGATTGCAAGGTGAGATCGTCGAGAATAATCGAATCGTACTTCATCGATAAGAACGATATTCGATACTCATATCTGAAAGAATGTGCGTTCCAACGGGACGGCGAGAACAAAATAGAACTGACTTACATCAAGAGCAGTCCAAACAATCCGATCTACGGCGATCTGAAGGAATGCATCATTCGTTCGGGAACTGTCGATATTAACAGCAAGGTGGATTCCAAGACGGAGTTCATCGAAAAAATGGTTCTTGGCCAAGAATCGGAAAAATAATCTTACACTTGCATGTCAGTTGAAGTAAAGCTCACATCGGTAAAGGCGCTAAGCAATACCAGCACAAGTTCGATAGTTGAACTGTCAAACTTTAATTTCCGGACCCTAACCTCGGCTATAAAGGAATTCTTAACATCGATCAATTACGAACAGGGGACTTCCGAAGTAACAGTCGACATTAGTAACATCGATGCGAATTGGGTGACGGTAAGAAATGGGCTTAAGATGTACGGCTCAGTAACTGCAGCTAACTTCATAGCGGACGACGTGACTGACACGTTAAGGTTGCGATTGAGAGTTTACGGATTGCTTCCGTCTACTGGAATCCCGGGAGAATTGGTCTACATCGAAGCTCAGGGAAATAGAGTTGAGGGAGTTTACGTTTGGTTGACCACGACAGGTTGGACCCTATTGGCCGGTGCCGGATACGGAGCCGCTCCTTGCATGCAAGAAGTCATCATGTCGGCAGCGTCCGACGTTGTCACGGTTGACGAATCACCAATTTCTTCCGGCCTTTTTCTAGTTCCAGCACCGCTGGCTTCCAGCAACATGCTACTGTTCATCAACGGTTTGGAGATCAGAGTCGGAGATGCAGTAAAAACCATGCCAGCTTACTTTAGCAAGGACGGAGGAATTACTGCTTCTGCCATACGAGCAATAGACTCAACCGATGTTCTTTACTTCAATCCATCCATAGCAGGTTGGACCCTAGAAAATTACGATACAGTTACCTTACATTACTTCACGGTCGATCCTTACTGCTCTCAGAGTGGGTACTCGTGCATCACGGAAATAGCGGACACCATCCCTACCGTTTTTCCTCAATTTGGAATAGAAATAATTGGTTCTACTTCGAACGCTGGCCCGATCACCGTATGTGTTTTGCCAATTCCGACTACTAGTGGATCTTACGTATTACCTCCCGGTTATTACTTGGAAAATAGCGTTCTGTGTTATTCGATAAACGATGTCAATTTCGTTTATTCCGGTGGAGCCATCGTGAAATTCACGCTACCTCAAGAGATGACTGAGTCGGAGTTTGATCTTGTAAGAGTATTTCACCAGGTCGGTTCGATTCTGGTAGATGAGACTATTCTTACTGGACCGTATTCTCCAGATTATGCTACCAGAAGCATATACGCTCAAGTTTCAGCATTCAGTCCGTTTTATCTAATAAAGGGACTTCCTGTCACCACTCAACCTCCAACTACGACAACTACTACCGAACCTGGTCATTGTCCAGCGCATAATATAAGTTTCACGCTACCGTACGGTAATAATCCTAATTCTGTCACATTTACGGGCACCCCAGGTGGACCGCATGACGTGACCTTTATTGATCAGTTAGGCGGGCATCACGATTTAACTGGGTTGCTCGGATCATCAATAACGCTTCCATGGGAATTCGACATATCTGATATCAGGTTCTCTCAGGTTCTTACCGTCATTGGAGTTTACACGTTCACGTACAACACTACTTGCGAGTACGAGGTCGAAGTTCCATTATCTGCCATTCCTACTACGACGACTACAACCTCTGGAATTACTACTACTATATTATTTGGATAAATCAAGAATATTGAAATCTGTATAAAGAAATAAATGACCTTCGCAGTTAATGCTCACTAAAAAAGTAACTTTCATATCAGCTCAACCAGACGTTCCTTATTTTTATTGGCAGGTCGAGGTAATGATTCACAATTTCATAAAGGTCGGAATCAATCCCAATTGGATTGAGGTTATTTGGGCTACTACTGGAAAACCTTCACTCGAACTTACCGCTCTTGCAAATAAGTACCCTTACGTCAGATTCTTTTCCTATCCAAAAACGGTGAAGGATAATTTCGGGTACATTCCAGTACTGCGACCTGACGTTCTCGAACAGCATTTCGCAGCGTTTCCGAATCTTCGCGGTGAGACTATTTTTTATCACGATTCCGATATTATTTTTCGACAATTACCGAATTTCGATTCGCTCAACAACGACTTATTCTGGTACTTCAGCGATACGATCTCTTACATTGGAGCTGATTACATTCGATCGAAGGGCGAGGATCTTTTTTTGGAAATGTGTCGGATAGTTAAAATAGAACCGGAATTGGCGAAAGCAAACCAGAGTAATTCCGGTGGAGCCCAACATCTGATGAAGGGTCTCACGACAGAGTATTGGAAGAACGTGAAACAAGATTCCTTAGCTCTCTACAAGTTCATGGCGAATAGAGAATCGGCTGAGCGAGTTAAGATGGCCCAAGAAATAGCCGAAGAAAAACAAAAACTGTCCGCCGAAATAACGAATAGCAACGTTCCATTAACCGAAGATTGGATCAATGCTAAAATGCTGGAAATAGACAAAAGATTAACGGATTACAATCCCGTACAGAAATGGTGCGCTGACATGTGGGCAGTTCTGTGGAATGGAATAAAAATTGGAGCGCAACCGCGCATATCCAACGAATTATCGTTCAGTTGGGGAACTTCTTCGATAGAGGATTACGAAAAGCATAACATAATGCATAATGCTGGAATCACCAGCAGCGAAAATGGAACCCTATTTTACAAGGGAGACTTCATCAATTCAGATCCATTCTCGACAGATTTTTCAAAAATTAAAATGGGTTCAGCTTCCGGAAAATACGTAGAAGCAATTTTGTACGCTAAGGAAAAACGATTGTGACTAGTTTACCTAATTTGGGCTGATAAATAACTTTAGTAAAATGAAGTTTGGTTTAAATGTCAAATAAGTTACAGATTAAGCAAGTCGATCTCAGCCACGTACCGAAGGATGCAACCAAAATCAAGGTCCTCGTGATCGATGATGATGGTAACGTTTTTTGGAGCGATACTTCTGGTTCAAGTGGTACTGCTGGTTCGAGCGGAACTTCTGGTACTTCTGGAAGCTCTGGATCGTCAGGTACTTCTGGTTCAAGTGGTACTTCAGGTTCCTCAGGAACTTCTGGTACTTCTGGAAGCTCTGGATCGTCAGGTACTTCTGGTTCGAACGGAACTTCTGGTACTTCTGGAAGCTCTGGATCGTCAGGTACTTCAGGTTCAAGTGGTACTTCAGGTTCCTCAGGAACTTCTGGTACTTCTGGTACTTCAGGTTCCTCAGGAACTTCTGGAAGCTCTGGATCGTCAGGTACTTCAGGTTCCTCAGGAACTTCTGGTACTTCTGGAAGCTCTGGATCGTCAGGTACTTCAGGTTCCTCAGGAACTTCTGGTACTTCTGGAAGCTCTGGATCGTCAGGTACTTCTGGAAGCTCTGGATCGTCAGGTACTTCAGGTTCCTCAGGAACTTCTGGTACTTCTGGAAGCTCTGGATCGTCAGGTACTTCAGGTTCAAGTGGTACTTCAGGTTCCTCAGGAACTTCTGGTACTTCTGGAAGCTCTGGATCGTCAGGTACTTCAGGTTCAAGT